AACCAAAAGGAAAAGATAAAATGACAAACTTTATTGAATCACAAAACGCTGTAACAGAATTTTTTGATGTATTGAAAAAGAACTCTGGTAAATCAGAAATTAAAAACGCTTGGAATGCAAAACTTGCTGAAAATGGTGTAACTGTTACAGATAAAACTTTTGAGCTTCCACGTAAATTGGTTGAATCAATCAACACAGCCTTGCTAAATACTAACCCAGTATTCAAAGTATTCCATGTTACAAATGTTGGTGCTTTGCTTGTATCACGCTCATTTGATTCAGATAATGAAGCCCAAGTCCACAAAGACGGACAAACAAAAACAGAGCAGGCAGCCACACTCACTATTGATACTCTTGAACCTGTAATGGTTTATAAATTGCAATCACTTGCTGAACGTGTCAAACGACTTCAAATGTCATATTCTGAACTTTACAACTTGATTGTAGCAGAACTTACACAAGCAATTGTAAATAAAATCGTTGACCTTGCTCTTGTTGAGGGAGACGGAACAAACGGTTTTAAATCAATTGACAAAGAAGCAGACGTCAAAAAAATCAAAAAGATTACTACAAAAGCTAAATCAGCTGGCAAAACTCCATTTGCTGACGCTATTGAAGAAGCGGTTGACTTTGTTCGTCCTACTGCTGGTCGTCGTTATTTGATTGTTAAAGCAGAAGACCGTAAAGCATTGTTAGATGAGTTACGCCAAGCTACTGCAAATGCTCACGTTCGTATTAAAAATGATGACGCTGAAATTGCTTCAGAAGTTGGAGTTGATGAAATCATTGTCTATACAGGTACAAAGGCTGTTAAACCTACTGTATTGGTAGACCAAAAATATCACATTGATATGCAAGACCTTACTAAAGTTGACGCATTTGAATGGAAAACCAATAGCAACATGATTTTGGTTGAAACACTAACAAGCGGACACGTTGAAACTTATAACGCTGGTGCAGTAATTACAGTAGCATAAGAATAAAATGGAGGAAGTAAATGATAGATTATATTAAAGTCTATTGTGGTATTCCGATTTTAGTAACAGCTTATGATAGTAAACTTATCTTATTCCGTTCAATAGCTATTAAATTGCTAGAAAAAAATGGTATTAAAGCTGACGAAACAAGTGTATTAGTGAAAAACTTTATATCTTGTTATTGTCGGCTTAATATTGTTGATGAACCAGCAGAACAATGGCGAAACGCTGAAATGAAACGTCTGGATTCTTTGCAAGAGTTAATGTATTATGGAGGTATTTAATGATATTTTCACAAGTAACATTGCAAGTTGAAACGACTGTTAAGAAGAAGAACGGTGCAGAAGCTAATGTTATAAAGCCTATCGTTTTACCAGCAGTTAAACAGAGAATTAGTCAGTTAAGGCTTGATGAGTTTTCTATGATCGGACTAGGTAAAAATATAAGATTCGAGCTTAACGGAATCGGAGAAATGGAAGACTTAATTTTCAACTATTTCTTAGACGAAAAAGGCGACACTTTCAAGCGTACAACATGGGAAAGAAACCCTAAGAATAACAAGATGATTTTAGAGGGGGTCGTAAGTAATGGAATTTGATTCTTATATAGATTGGTACAACAATTTACTTACAATGCCTATAAATGACGTTATTTTAGGCGTTAAGGACACGATAAAAGACAAGACGGTATATTTGTCACTTAGTGACTCAAAGGTCATTAAAATGGATAATACGAGCTTTGTCATGGGTTACTATTATCAAGTTGTTTTATCTGTTAAAGACGTTGATGATAAACTTGTTGGACTAGTCGGAGATGTTTTGCGAAACGGTTGGAATATGACAAACTGGTCAGAGAATAGCCATTTGTACAATTATACTGGTACTGTTTATTTGCCTTGTGGTGCAGGTGGTCAAGCATGGCAATGAATTCACTTAATACAGCAAGCATAGCTAAAGAAATGCAAACTAAAGTAACAGAACGCATGGGCGATTGGTTTGAAGCAGAGTTTAAGGCTAAGGCAAATGCTGCAAGTCGAAGGACTAGAGTAATCAGAAGCCACGGTCATACCTATACTTATGCTAGGTATCAAAATACTGGGGAATTGTCAAGAAACTTAAAGCAAGCTAAAAAAGGCGATAAAGTAGTAGTAAACGCAGGGACTAGAGCTAATTATACTAGTGGTTATCATGGTATGTATTTCTTGGTTGAAAAAAAAGGTATGGAAGACGTTAAAACAACATTGAAAAAAGGCGCTAATTATGCTAATTCAATGAAATTATAAAAGTAGAAAGTGGCTTAATTACATTTGATTGAAATTAACAATAATGGTATTTTTAAATGAGTTTAGATAATTTTAGAAATAGAACGATTTTGTGGGACACAGTCAACAAAGACTTTCCCCAGCCAATACAAATAATGCAAGGCGATGTCAATGCTAGAACGTTATTAATTAAAATAGTTGATAACGGAACTGAAATTGATTTAACTGGTCATTCATTAAAACTTACATATCAATATACTAACAATAGCAATTCAGGCCTTATTGTTGTACCTCCTAAGGACTTAATTAAGGGAGAATTTATTTTGGTAATTCCTACCGAAATGACAGCGACAGGAGTTATTGAAGCGAACTTAATACTTCTCAATAAAGACAAAGAGCAAGTTATTGTCAGTAAGAATCTTACATTTATATCAGACAGTTCTACTGTTTCTTATTTAGCTCAAAAAATAAATAATAATATTGATGATTTTACGAAATTATTATTAGAAAAATGCCACAAGTAATGCGTAGTGAGTTGAATGATTTACATGCTCAAACTGAATCAAACAAGAGCAATATTGAACTAAAAGCAAATTTAGCTGATATGACGAGCTTACAAAGTGCAATGACAGAGCTAAAAAATGAAGTGGAATCATTTGGTATTAGTCCTGAAAATTTAGTTACTATAAAATCGCTATTAGACGCAATTGCAAGTAATGCCAGTGAATCTGAAGTAGTTGAACTAATAAATTCAGTAAAGGTTTTAACAAGTAACATTTCTCTGATGAGTAACGGAGATTACTCCCCTAAAGCTAATCAAACTGATTTAGAAAGTTTACAGCATACTGTTAATAATCAATCAGCAACTGTTTCAACAAAAGCCAATCAAACGGATTTAGACAACTTACAAGCTACTGTTGATAAACAAGGTGTTGCAATTTCAACAAAAGCTGAACAATCAGAGTTATCAATCACAAATAAAAATGTCGCAACTGCTCAAGAAACAGCAAATAAAGCTGAAAGTGAAGCCAAAAATGCAATGGCAAAGGCTACCGAAGCACAAGCGAACAGTTTACCGCTTATTGGTAATGCTGTCAGTGCAAGTAAACTGGCAACACCTAGAAAACTCAGAGTAAATCTTCAATCCTCATCATTTCAATACTTTGACGGGACTGCTGACGCAACTGATATTGGAGTTTCAGGTGTGCTTCCTATTGAACATGGAGGTACGTCAACAAGTGACGGAGTTATAAATACAACAGCTTATTCCAACAGCGCTGACGGAACGGACGACTTCACAACTGTTTATCCTAATTTGAACTTGTTAAAAAACACGAGAACTTTAACAGCAACTTCAACTTCATTAGCTTGGAATACTTTATTTAGTTCTAGTCAAATATATGATCCTACAATTAAATCCAAAACTGGAGTTTCAGCAATGACTTTTAGTTTCAGTGTTTATGTGCCATTGAATGCTGCAGTTGGAAGTGTAGTCTCTATACAGCTTAAAGGTCAAAATTCTCAAGCCCCAAATGTTTGGGGCGATGATCACAACACAATTATTTGTTTGACTAATTATATTATCAAACAAAGTGATTTAGGTAAAACAATTCGTATAAGCGCTCCGGTACTAAAAGGGGATAATTATATTAATTTTGATACTGCTCTAGCTGATACTGATAGCATTACTATTAGACAAGCAACAGACGCACCGGGATTTGTATATTCTAAATTGAAACTTGAAATAGGTTCAATCGCCACTCCTTGGATGCCAGCACCTAGTGAAGTAACAGCCGAAGATTATCCAAAGTATGTAGGGTTTAGTAATATCATTAAACCTAATAAGAAAAGTTCTGATTACAATTGGTTGCCAATGTGGTTAGTATCAGTTGATAGGGCTACTGGCCTACTTAAGCCTGCGGTCATGGGTATAGATTATGCTCAAGCTCACCCAGTTGGCTCGGTAGTCACAAATACTTCAAGTTCATCATCAGGATATTCCACAGGTACATGGGAAAATATCGGTTCAGCAGTAATTGGTTCAACGACAATATATTATTGGAAACGCACTGCATAAAAAATAAAAAGGAAAATAAAAAATGAAATTAGATTATAACTCACGTGAGATTTTCTTTGGTAATGAAGCTCTAATCGTAGCTGATATGGCCAATGGAAGTAACGGAAAACCAGAGTTCACTAACCATAAAATTGTAACTGGTTTAGTATCAGTTGGCGAAATGGAAGACCAAGCGGAAACTAATAGCTATCCAGCTGATGACGTACCAGACCATGGAGTTAAAAAAGGCGCTACCTTACTTCAAGGCGAAATGGTATTTATTCAAACAGACCAAGCGCTCAAAGAGGATATCTTAGGTCAACAAAGAACAGCAAATGGCTTGGGTTGGTCTCCTACTGGTAATTGGAAAACGAAATGTGTTCAGTACCTAATTAAAGGGCGCAAACGTGATAAAGTTACAGGAGAATTTATTGACGGTTATCGTGTAGTCGTTTATCCTAAATTGAAACCTACAGCAGAACCAACGAAAGAATCAGAAACAGATTCAGTAGACGGTGTAGACCCTATTCAATGGACTTTGGCAGTACAAGCGACTGAATCAGATATTTATTTGAATGGCGATAAAAAAGTTCCTGCTATTGAATATGAAATTTGGGGAGACCAAGCAAAAGACTTTGCCAAGAAAATGGAAAGCGGACTGTTCATTATGCAACCTGACACAGTTCTAGCTGGTGAGGTTACATTAGTAGCTCCGGTTATTGCAAACGTTCAAACTAAAACTAAAGGTCAAAATGACGGAACAATTGTTTTACCACCTACTTTGAAAAACTCTGAAGGGCAAGACGTAAAAGTAACTGCGACAATTAGAGATGTAAAGGGAAATGTTGCGACAAATAACGAGCTTGCTCCTAACGTTTATATCGCTAACTTCTCCGCAGAAGGTTATAAAGATGTTTCTACGGGTGTCGCTGTAACTGACAAACCCTGAGGTGCCCGACGGGGCTAACCACGTAGCCTTTGCATATAGTGAAGACGGTAAAGATAGATTCACGACTGTTTATCCTAACTTGAATTTGTTAGAAGGAAGTGAAAAATACACTAAAGATAATCCTAAAATAGTATCTTCTAGCCTTGCTGATAATGTGGTTTATATGGATGATGTTTCTGTAAAAAACTTAAAAGCAGGAACATACACCATGAGTGGTAAAGCTGACGCACCTTGGACTAATCATCATACAAATGATGCCAATAGAGAAGATAAAGTTGGGCTATGGTTAGTGTCAACAAAACCTGAAATGGATGTGAATATATCTTTAGGTGACACAGTTCCTAAAACAATCGAAATTCCAAAAGACGGAGATTATAACGTTAGGGTTAATACCTACTCAAATGGAACGGATGTGGTAACTCATAGCTTTTGGGATTTTAAACTAGAACCAGGTTCAACTGCAACTCCATACATGGCTTCACCAAGTGAAGCAACAGCCGAAGATTATCCAAGCTACATTGGAACATATACTGATAATAACTCCAACGAGCAAAGCACAGACCCAGCAAGATATAGCTGGAAAAAAATAGAATAAGTAAAGGAATATATAAATGGCGAAACAATTGAGCACAGCACGTAAATTTAAAATGATTACAGGTAAAGACCTTTTTCAGCAACAAAAGGCAATGGACACAGAGCTTAAAAAAGAAGACGGAGAAATTACTGATGTAATGGAGTTCGTTCAATATGGTCTAT